AGAAGGAGTAATTGCACATTTTGTTGACAATGATATAAATTGATTGAATCAGGATCTTTATTTGTAATTTTTATGGAATTAGAATCTAAGTTGGTTAAACCATAACCAATTATGTTTCCATACCAACTATTTCCAATAGAAATAAAATTAATAAATGTATATGAATTAGCAGTGGTTGGTAAACACGGAATGTCTGCTAAAGGCCAATTTATAGGCGAAACATCATCATATAACCAGTTAGCAAAAGTTGGTTTATTGGTAGATGTTACATATTCAACTGGAACGCTTGAATTATTTCCGGGTGGAATTATTACAGTTATGGAATATGAATTATTTGTATTTTGTGGTTTTTTTAGTGCGATAACATACCTAGGATTTTGAGGAACACCATCTACTTGATTTTCTAGATATGTCGGATATAAGAAAAAATGATTTCCTTGTGTGTGGTCAATCCACCATGTTTTAGTATAGTTTGTAAGATTGTCGTGTGTTAATCCTAAAAATCTTTGTACCACATTACTTGTCTGTGCATCAATACTTCTTGTTGAGGAATTATAAGAAGAACCAGTAATTCCTCTTTGAGTATTACCTAAAACATTTTGTACTAATTCACCATCTGATCCACCATTTAATTCTAAAAATGCAACATTAATTAAACTATAGGAAACATCTATAGATTTACCGTCTTCTGAATAATTAATAGTTACAAATGGATCACTGTTTGTAGATATATTTCTAAATGTAACCTTATCAATTGTATAGGTTACTCCTGCTTCATAATCATAATAACTTTGTGTATTTAAATCTTGTTTTAAAACATTAGGTATTGCAGTATCTAAACTCAATCCTTCAATTTGAAGATATGCATAACCAGTTAATCCTTTTATTTCACTAAAACTTTTTACAATCGTTCCATTATCAAAAAAATGATTTAATTTTCTGTCTGATTCATATGTTATATTTTGAATACTGGGGCCAGTTCCACCAGTATTTCCATAAGCAGTAGCACCAGCATTTCCTGTTGGTCCTGTTGGGCCAGTGGAACCTGTTGGTCCAGTAAAACCAATTAAAAAAGGTATTTTTTCTATTGGTATGTTGCTACTACCGTATATAAATTTTGACATTACATTAATAACCTTGTTTCTACAGCAGTCAATCTAGTTTCTAAATCATCAAGAATTGTATTTACATTGTCAAATGTTATTGCAGTTCCTAATTTTACTGTTTCTGCTATGACTTCTTTTATTGAAACTGTTTGTGGAACATTTACAGATAATTTATTAGAAGTTAATTGAATTGCAGGAACAACGGATACACTTACTGAATTTCTATTTACATCTAATATACTAAAGGGTGAAGGAACTGTTATTATTGGTGTGTAAATCGAATATACACTTGATGAATCAATTTCAATTGTGCCTCCTTGAACTACAAGTTTTTGTGATGTTGTAGTTGTTGCTGCAACACCAGACCACTTTACATAGTACTTTGTGTCAGAACTAGTAGCAACTACAATTCCAACCGTGTTAGGATCATCTGTTCTATAAATTGTTTTATTAATGTTTCTGCTATCTGCAAAGTATCCATTTTTTACTGTTAACTCTTCAACAAAACCAAATTGTTTTCCATATTTCTTGTAAAACTCGTCATACAATCCAATTCTTAATTCATGAGAAATTCTAGCATCAACATAATTATTTGGAATATCTGTTGCATTTCCCGGAGTTTCATTGGTAGATCTTAATATGTAAATAACTTGTCCAATTGGTTCTTCACCAAATGCTTCTACCTCACCTCCAAGTCTATAACCAATATAATTCATTACAGTTCCAGTATAACTCCCGTGAGGTGCAACTTGATATATCGGTTTAATTATATTTCCAATTTCAGAAGGTGCTTCTACTTGAACTTTACCTGATGTAATTCCACTTAAAAAGTAAACATCCGCGCCACCAGCACCACCTGTTGCTCCTGTAATTGTGTATATTGAACTTGATGGCAAAACTATAGATCCATAAATTACAACATTTAAAGTTCCAGCAGTTTTTGTTTCAACAATACCAAATACTTCTGCTGTGTTTGAAAATGTGGCAATTGATTTTTGAAATTCACCAGACAACCCATTGTAAAATATAACATCTCCTGCGGTTATGCCCAAAGAATAACTTCCATTGGGAATGGTTGTCATTAAACGAGAACCACCTTGTGTTATTGAAACAAATGTTTGGGAAGATTTAATATTACTACTACTAGAACAGGTCATTTATTTTTCCTCATATTGGGTAATCTGCATCTGCTACTATGTGATAAAATACATTATCATAATTTACCGCCCCACCGGCAATACAAACCTTTATACCATCTTTTGATGCATCAGTTACAACTGTGTCTGCACCTAATTTTGCAACTCTTGCAACCGAGTTATATCCTATCGTTCCTGAAGAATTTTTAAGATTTCTTCCAGAAGATCTATTGTAGGCATCATTTGAAGTTCCGGTTAAAGGTGAATAAACTGTAACTGAAGGAGTTGTTCGTAATTCATTTTCCCAAGGAATAAATTTACACAAAGCATTTGGTAACAAAGTATAAGATAAAGTATTATATGTTGGGTCTTCTTTATTCACCATAGTAGAAAGACCTATTTTTTGATCCAAAGAATATGTTGAATAATAATACTTTTTACAAAGTTTTAATCTTTCTTGAATATCTTTGTGTATATGTACTGGAGTATTTACAATTCCACCATATAAACAAACGGATGCTATACTTACAAATAAATTTGTTGATAGGGATACTGAATCTAAATTTGCTTTATTGATTAATGGTTTAAAATTAAATCCAATTTCAAAATAATCATTTTCTAATGCAGAGCCGGGATTTGGTAAAGTTGGAACTTCATATTGAACTACAAATTTTTGCCAACTAGTATCCAACGAATGATTTTCCATTGTGTGGTAATCAATTATTGTGGTTCCATTATACCTTGAAATATAACTTGAAATCTCATAATTAGAATTAGAGCATTTTGCATAAAAACTTAAAGTAATTGTTTGTGAGTCAAAAGATTTAGCATCTGGTAAAACATGACCAATTAAATGATGATCTATTCCGTAACCACCAGAGGCACCAGTACCACCACTCAATCCTAATGCTTTTACATCAATATAATATTTTGGATTTCCTTCTACATCAGATTGTATATCAGCAAATTCTTGTCGTGTAATGTAATATGATTTTGCCGCTGTAGGACCAGAAACACCATCATGCCTTCTCCACATGTCAGCAAAACAAACACTGTTAATTTCGGTGTATGAAGAATCTCTTCCAACATCTGGTCTTTGCCAAATTGTAAAATCTCCGTTTAATAAAAGATTTTCTGTTTGGTTATCACTAGTTGAACTTACGGATGCACCCAACAGTCCACTATTTAAAGATTTTCTTGGATTATTTAGGATTGTAAATTTTCCTGCACTATATTGCATTCCAAAAACTTTTCCAGAATAATTGACATTAGAATCTACAACCAAATTACTGGTGTCCAATAGTGCATTGTAATCATTCTTAAGATAATACACACCAACACCACTAGTCAACGCTAAATCTAAATCTCCACCAGTTGCAATTTCAAATATTGTATCTGAACCACTTGTAGTTTTGGATGCAATCACACCCACTGCAAAATCTTCTTCTCCACGAAGTTCTCCTGCATTTGTAGATTTACTTAAAAACCAACCTTGAACTATAGTTCTTCCATCCGGTGCGTTTTCGTTAAAATATTGTGTTAGTACTGGATTATATGATAAAACACTTCCAATAGACCATGAGGATGTTGTTGCTGTTGGAAGAACAACATAAACTCTATTCATTCCTGTTGCACCAGAAACACCTGCTCCAGCACTTAAATAATTTCCTCTATAAGGCATTACCAATCCACAGTCTGCACTGATTCCAAGCAAAACAGGCTTAGAAACATAACCAACTGTATTTGGTTCGGTTGAAGATATTCCACCAGTTATAGATTCAGATAGGAAATAGAAACAACCGGGATTTAGAGTTTCACCCCCATTTATTTGCGTGAAATCACCTGTAACTTTTCCTAAAAGTGTAATGTAGGAAGCAGTAATACCAAGGTTTGATATAATTCCAATACTTTCCGCAGTTTGTTGTGTATTTGCTATTGCTGCTGTATAACCCGAATCTACTATTCTTACAGGCATACCAAAACTAAATCCGGGTGTACCTGAAGTGATTCCAAATACTTTATATCCAACATTTGGTAAATCAACTAAACCTGTAAATTTAATTTCTCCTCCAAATGTTAATCCTGCTATAACATTTCCAGAGGTTCCTCCAATATTTAATGTAAGAATTCCATCTGTTCCTGTTGATGCTAATACACCATCACCGCTTGTTGCTCCGTAAACCTTTAAAAGATTTAATTTTGCAATAATTTCTGTGTTTTCTTTTACATACCAATCATAAAATGTGGTATTTGATTGGAGTGTGTCGATGATATATGTGTTATTTGTTACAGGCATTTATATATTCCTATTATCCTATTATTAAATTATTTAGATAACTGCAAACACCTAAAGTTGATACTTTACAAATTGGGTATGAAACTTGTGTTGCTACTTGCAAAACACTAGTTATTGAAATCTTGTAACGGTGCGCTCCACACGAATTTGCATTTCTAAAACCAGCAGAATTGTCTGTAAAAGCGAATCCTTCATCTGCTTCACTAGAGCTGCAATTTATAAATTCACTAGTAATATTTAATCCTACGGTGTTATTGTTTGAAACTGTTGATGTAAGAGCAAAATTATTGTAAATCCAAAATTTAATTCCACCAAAAAAATTAACTCCACCAACTAAGTACCAACCGGGGTTTACAGTTAAAGTTGAATTTGTAAATGTAACTTGATTTGGATTTAGTGGCACAGCACCATCCCACATTGGAAATTTTAAATCTCCATCAGATTCACCTGTTAATGGCCAATTTTTAAATAAATCTTGTGTTAAAGTTTGTTGTATATAAAATTGTTCTTGTGTTTCATTTAACTCTGCTGCCTGAAGAGCATAACCGGGTGTAAATGCAATCAAAGGATAATTTTTAGGAATCTCATTTAATCCTATATTTGTGGTAAATGATGTTAACCTACTGAAATAGGGTCGTCCAGATAATGGGAGTATTGAAAATGGTTCTGTCATTTTTATCCTTAAATTGATGATATACTAGTAATATTTATTATTTTAGTATTCGAAAGATTTCCTAAAGTTATATCATTTATCTTTTTCGAACTTGCAATTTTACCACTATATTGAACCAAAGGTGGTAGTTCATAAGTATCAACTGAAATTTTTTCTTCATTAATTACCAAAACATCAAGTTCTACTAAATTTTTTTCATTAACCGCAGTGATTTCGTATTTTGTTGTATTTTCTATTGCTGCAATTTTTACATTATCTGTTTTAATTTCTTCTACTAAACTTGATTCTAAAACAATTTCTGAACCAACATCTATGGTTTCTGTTGGAACAGTTAATACATTAACTTTTATATTGTTAGTTAAGGTTGTTGATTTAAATCTACTTAAAGTTTGACCGGCTACAACCTCTTTTACATCAGTTTGACTACCAGTTTGTGGATTAATTGTTTTTGTTGATTCTCTTTCTAAAGGATTTACAACTATTCCATAAAAATTAATTTTTTCTGGCAATGTAATTTCTGATGCTTTTATTTCTTCTAAGTTTATTCTTGCATTTGTTAAAATATTACTTGCACCCAATGTTGTAACTGGATCTGCACCCAACAAATCAACAAAGTCAATATTTACTGTTATAGAGGACAATAAAAGTTCTTCAGAAATTGAACCCTCTTCTAACAAACCACTAGGTATTGACAATCTATAATCTTTATAATCAGAACCCCCGTTTACAACTTCAATTCCATTTATTACTATTTTTTTAGCAGAATTTTTATAAGTTTTTAAACGAATTACGCCATCAACACCAGTAGAACTTGTTATAGGCAATATTGGATTTTCTTGAGTTACAAATAATTGTGATGTAGCATAATTACTTAAATCTATAAAACAAGAAACAATAGAACCGTCTTTTGGTCCATTTACTTGTGCTTGATAAAGCCAATAATAGGGAGATGCAGTTGATATTGTATTATTGTCTATCAATTCTTTAATTTTTTCTAAAGTTGTTTTTATTGAAATTGTTTCAGTAGGTGTATTTGTACCAAAATAGTCTGAAACAAAATTTGATTCGTTGTCTGAAAATAAATTATAACATTCTGAACATGTTAAATTCGTTAAAGTGCTATAAAGATCACCTTTTGTATATGTTATGCTTGTTTCTTCGCCTGTGGGTATAATAGTATTTTCTTTAAAGTAAACGCCACAATTTCCAGTATTTCCAGGCGAACCATCGCAAAAATTTGATATTTCTGAATATTTAGTGGCAAATTCATTTTCCGCGTAATCGTTTAATGAAACTACAGGCAACCAATTAGTATTAACAAAACGAAGCAAAGATGGTGTTATTTTATATAAAGCCAACCAAGAATAACCATCAGAATAAGTTTGTGAACCAAATTCATGAGATGGTATTTGTGTAGAAACATTACTATAAATTAAATCTTTTCTATTTAATGTATTATTAGTGATACAAAGATAAACTATACCATTTGATTTATTATATGCATAAAATTTACCAGTATTAATTTCTTGACTCGACCAAGGTACATAGATATTGCTTCTAGACCAAGTATAGTTAGTAACAACAGCAACTACATCATTTCTACTAACTCTATAGGCAATTTCTGAATCGGTCCATAAAGTTCCATCTGATTGAATTGTATCATCGCTTTGTATTGCTTTTGTTGTATTACCAATTAAAACATATGTTTGGTCTTTCGATCCAACTCTATCTAATCTGTTTTGAACTAATTTTGCCTTTTGTGCTGACATTGTTTATCTCTTTAACATGGGGATGGTGAACAAGTTACTCCGTCATTTGGACTAGTAAAACCGGCAGAATAACACATTGTAAAGAAGTCAAAAATATTTATATCATTAAAACGAGAAGCGGTGATATTACCGTCCCAATTTGGAAAATAATGTGATGGTCCAGTAAAACCAAGAGTAAAACCAGAACTAAATCCGTTGCAACAAGTTAAACCATATAAATTAATACCATAAGTTACGCCTATTATGGTATTGTAGGTAGTTCCCATTCTATATGCACTATAGTTTTTGAGAACTGGATATTCACATAAAAGATTTGTATCCTCTCCTTCTCCCGGACCCTCATAGTCTGATATTTCTTTTTCAAATACAACCCGTAAACCGGCGGGATGGAGAACTTCTTTATAAACTTCAGTATATTCTTGTACAGGAAGACCAACTTTTAACAAGTAGGAATAGTCTTGAATCCAATCGCTATCCTGCAATCTTCCAAAATTTAAGTAACTTCCGCCTAATGTTTGTATTTGTGAATATGTTCCAGTAAGACCCGAAAATTCAAAACTCTCATGTTCAAATTTTCCCCCGTTTAGTCTTAAAATATTTTCTTTTGGATAATATATTTTTACATCTTCTTCATTAACCGAAAATAGTGTTTTAAAAAAGTATATAACCGCTTCTAAATTTGTTTTTCTGAGATATACATTTCTTCTTATACCATTAATGAATGATTCAATAGCCAAATCCGTGATAGGACCACCATTTTCTGCTAAAAACCTTTCATCAATACCAGATGCATATGTAAATAAAAAGTTTTTATAATATTGTTTTTTGGTGGTTTCTATGTCTATTAGATTTAATAATCTTTGAGATAAATTATATTCACCTCCACCCGGCAAATCACAATACAACCAGTCATAATATTTTTGAAGAAAATCAAATATAGAAACAGGATTTGCCTCTCCGTTGTCTATTCTTTCCTGTTTTTCGTAAACTACCCAAAGAGGAATGTATTTTGTTATATCAAAATTTGTTCCGCAATATGAAGAATTTAGAGAAGTATTAGTTAATCTGTTTAAATTAATACCAGATGCTTCCGAAACATCTAAATCTATTCTTTCTTCATCTATTGTTGGAGAAAGTTCAATTAAAGTATGATTTATGTTTTTCGCTGTCGGAAAGACTAAAATCATATAATAGAAACTCCCTCTTGCAAACAAGTTATAACATTATTCAATGATGAATTAAAATATCTATTTTTAAATGGTATTGTCAAAACATAAGAATTAGCGGCAATGTCATTTATGATAATAGTTCCTTTTGATAAATTTACACTACCAAAATCGCCAGGTATTTCTACACCAAATGTATTAAAAGCTTTTATAGGAACAAAAATAGTCCTAGATGTTGCTTGGTTTGTTTTAATTCTTAGAGTTACTGTTTGACCAGTTTTTAATGTAAACGGAGTGGTAATTGCATAATCGTCTATTAAATTGTTTTTAATTTCATTCCCAAAATTATATGTTATTTGACCATTTGATAGAGTTATAGTTTGTTTAAAATATAAAGAAATGCTATCTTCATTAATACTTACACCCCCAACATCTTTTTCTACAGAAGATTTTATATCAGATCCATTTATTTTAAAATTAAATACTTCTCTTTTTAAGAAATTATCATCAACATATTTTTTTACTTGTTCCAATTTTCCCTGTTTTTCTTTTGCATCTCCGAATACACTAGTATATGCCATAGAATAAGTTAAATATAAATTAAATGATTTTGGTGTTACATATTCTGGTAAAATGGTAATAACGCATCTATTTTTTAAGAAATCTAATATCTCTTGTATTCTTGTAGGTTCTTGACCGGCAAGAGATACGAAAACTCTTCCATATCTTGGTGGATAAATTTCTTCTCCTCCGAATACAGCAAATTCATCAATGCTATTAACTAATTGAGCTTCTAATAAAAGAGAAATTATATCATTTTTTGTAACTGCTCGACCCTGAGCAGAGAATAGTTTTGGTGCTAAAAATTTTATTGTATCCAAAGAAGGTTCGTCCAACCCACCTGAAGATTTTTCTCTTAAAATTATTGATAAATTATCAAATTCAAAATTTGGTGTACCACTAAGATTAAAAACAATTATATTATTTGCAACATCTCCACTTGAAACTAAATATCTAATTTTTATAAAATCGCCAGGTTCTAAAGAAGTTCCCAACAAATTGGTTATACCAAATTGTATGGCAAAACCATCTATTAATCTTTCAACAAAGAATATTTTTTGGTCAACATTATATGGAGAACCTATGTTTGAAGTTGCTTTCCATTGATAAAATTGACTTTCACCTTGTTTTTTTACTTCTACCGTTAGAGTCGATAAATCTACATCTTGATTTAAAATGTAATACTTTTGTTTATTTAAATCTAAATTTCCTATTGTTTCTACCAAAACACCTTGATTGTTATTGTCTAAGTAAAATAACTCTTTACCTTCTGCAACAATAATTTCAACTTGTCCATCTGCATCTATTTCTAAAGAATCTTCTAATGTATAAAATGTATATTCTAAACCATCATTTGTAGTCCCTACAAATTTTTCGTGCTTTCCAACTCTTTCTCCCGGCTCAGTTAAACCAGTTAAAAGTAATTTTGCTCTTGAAGATGTTGGTCCCTGTACAGTATATCCAAGAGGTTTCACTAATGAAATTACAGATTCCAATCTCTGTGCAGAATCCAAAAACATTTCATTTGCAACCATGTTCATATAATATGCATAGTAGAAAGTATTATATGCTAAAAGATTAATAAGCGTTTGAGTTACAGATCCCTCAAATGCATAATCTTTTAAAACAGGTTGTTCTCTTAAGTAAGTAGTTAGATTGGACTTTATCGTGTCAAAATCTAATGATCCTAACTGCGGAGGTGTGTTTGGATAATTTGCCATTTAATTTTCCTTATACTGGAGTGTATGGATAATAAGTTAATGAATAAATTTTAGCATCTGTCGGAAGAGATCCACTTAAAAGTGTTCCTCCAAACTTAGTAAAAGGACGACCATTTATTGATACTGGTGTAGTAATAGAATCTGATTCAAATATAGTATTAAAAGAAGCTTCCGATGGATCACTATTGTAATATCTTATAAACCAATAGCCATATGCTAAACCATTAGTTTCTAAACTATTAAAATAAGAAGTTAAATCTGCTCCAAAATATTCCGAATTACTTATGTACAATGCTGGAATTGTACTAGGCCAGTTACTCATACATGTTGATGTACAATCTCCAGAGCAAGCTGAAAGGAAAAATATTCCATCTTCGCCTGGATTGCAAGTTGCACCATCTGTGTTGTAATATTCAGAAAATATACCAGTGTTCAAACCATAAGAAAGTGTTCCCTGTAAACCCTGTAATCCTGAACCGGATGATCCCTGAATACCTTGAACACCCTGTAGACCTTGAGCACCTAGAGAACCTTGAACACCCTGTAGACCCTGTAGACCTTGAGCACCTAGAGAACCTTGAACACCCTGTAGACCCTGTAGACCTTGAGCACCTAGAGAACCTTGAACACCCTGTAGACCCTGTAGACCCTGTAGACCTTGAGCACCTAGAGAACCTTGAACACCCTGTAGACCCTGTAGACCTTGAGCACCTAGAGAACCTTGAACACCCTGTAGACCCTGTAGACCCTGTAGACCTTGAGCACCTAGAGAACCCTGAACACCCTGTAGACCTTGGGAACCTATAGTTCCCTGTAATCCTTGAGCACCTAGACTGCCTTGAATTCCTTGAATTCCAAATGATCCTTGAATACCAAAAGAGCCTTGTATTCCTTGCAATCCCTGACTTCCCTGTGTTCCTTGTGCTCCTGCCGTTATTCCTACCCCAACCCAAGCGGTAGCTGTTCCATCATATCTCCATGTATAATTTCCTATTGTGTGTGTGTCGCCGTCAAAAGCTGGATAAGGAAAACCTGCCATTATCTTGTCCTTTCTACACTTATCGTAACAGTATCTATTCTCTCAAAACTTAATATTTCATATACAATTTCTATATTTATTGTTCGAGCAGTATCTTCATCTAATTCAATTATTACATCTGTAACATTTACTCTAGGTTCATATAAATTTACTATATTTGCTATATGAACTTTATACTGTCCGGTTATACTTTCTACGACATTTTCAAATAATATGTCATAAATATAACCCGTAAAATTCAAATCAAAAGGTCTTTCACCAAATCTTGTTAAAACAATATTTTTTACAGATTCTTTTATTGAAACGGCATCTTTTTTCAAATTAATATCATTAGTAAAGAAATTTTTACTAAGAAACATTGGAAGATCTGAAAATGCGTTGTTAGTTATTCTCATATATTCTTATTTATGACATTAGATATGCCGTTTTTGCATTATTTCCAATATCTGGTGGTTTTGATAATGTATCACGATTTAATGTTATTTCTACTAGTTGAACTGTTTCTTTTATGAATTTATGAGTGATGCCTGTAATCATCCACTTACCATCTAAGTTTTTAGTCTGATTGATGTATAACTCTTCTGTCTTTGGATTTTCGTGTTTGAGGTAAATTAAATCGCCTATATTTAATCTAGGGTTATTTGCAGATATTACTATAACTATTTGCTGTGAGGTTAATTGTTGTAATAATGCCGTTCTGAATAGCGGGACATATGCGGGAGTACTCCAAAAACTGGAATATGTTCGTGTATATGCCAAATATTCACCAAATTTTTCTCCTATTTCTGGACAATTGCAACTGCATGGATTGTTTGGATCTGACCAAATACATCCAAGATACTCTTTGCCTAGATTTTCTTCAATAAGTTCGCACTCCTTTAACTTATTATAAAGATGGTAAAGTTCCAAATATGTTGGTTCTGTTTCTGTGGGTATTTGATCTTGTGCAGGACAATTGCAGTATGGATTTTCAGGAGGACAACTAGAGGAATCAACTAATCCTTCAGGATTTGCACAAGTATATTCACTACAAATATTTCCATTTGATCTTGCAAATACCACAAACTGAGCAGCAAAGTTTTGATCAAATAAATCGTAATTTACATCTTCTATGGGCGGTGTAATTATTCCGTATTCAGTCTCTCCACTCAAATCATATTTCCAAACATCAGATGTTACTAGTCCGGGTCTATAGAGTGCGTAATCTGCATTTAACCAATGAAGTATATCGTCTTTAAAGAATTGTCTAACTTCTTGTTCTAATGAATCATCTGTATGTGGATTAATGTTTTCAGCAGGATAATCTGTATCTTCATTTTTATTTTTTAATAATTTAGAATTCAATCCCTGATTGTCTAAATGTTTTACCCATTTAGAGTCTTGATTTTCTTTTCCTAAAGTATATTCCGAATCGTACTCATTATCCTGTATTTCGTTTCTTCTTGAGAAAGTAGAATCTGTTAGTATTTGAGTTCTGTAAGGTGGAGTCATTAAAGTTGGATATTGTGATTCTCTTGCATCTGCATCTTCGTTACTATAACTTTGTACTCCATAATTCATTTGTTTGGTATTAAAGAAAGTAGAAATTGCTGGTTCTAGTTTTTGATACAGGAAAAGATTTCTTGGGAAATAAAACGACCACCAAGATCTATGTGGTTTGAATTTTTTGTGGGAAGCAAGCAAATATCCAGAACCCATTGCAGTTTCGTTGTACTCACTGTCTACTTCTTTTGCATGGAAACCGGGATTTCTTTTTACACTATACTTTTCTCCTGAATAGAAATTGATGTCATAAAAATTACCATTCTTCACTTCAGGAGTCATTGATTCTATATCTGTGGTATAATATGGGAATTCAACATTAAATCCCCGTTCAGGCCATAGATCCATTCCAGAGTCAGTTAAATCCGATCTACCAAAGACAGGAGAATACTTGTTCCACCAAGAGTATTCTCTGGAAACATTTTTTCTCTCAATTTTATTCTTTTTAACTGCCACATCAAAACCATATGGGTCCATTCCGATGACTGCTACATTATTTCTTATTGTTTGTCTTCCTGTTGGACCGGGAGTGACTTGAACAAGATATGGTAA